ATGTCTAATAAAAATCCCTTCGAAATCCGAGCAGAAATGCTCAAGCTTGCAAAAGATTACATGGATCAGCAGTATCATATGAATATCCAGTTCTATGAGAACATGATCGCAGAGGGCGAAAATGCTCGAAAAGACATTGAGACGCAAGTCAAAGATGCCTATAAAATGTACTCTATGGAAGAGTTGATGGAGAAAGCCAAGGAACTTTACGCTTTCGTATCTGAAAAGAAGTGAGTGTAATTACCAATCTAAGGAGCGTGAACAACGCTCCTTTTTCATTTAAATTACAGGAGAGACAATGAGTATTGTGTTTTGGGTAATAATAGCAATAGGCACTATCAGTGCAGTTGAGGGCAATTCTAAATTGAACAAACTGTGCCAGAAAGAGATAGATGAGGGCATTTCTGCCACCATTAAAGAGTGTAAACAATACCAGTTTGATACAAGGATCAAAACAGGCTGGTAACACTTAAAATAATGCTTGACAATTGATCTATGCCGTGTTATACTACACGTTCTAATTGGAGATATAATATGAAAAATGTGATCGCACTACCTACGCTCTATAAGCGTGATACTAAAGGCAAAGTAAGAGTCTTAACTATTGAATATGGTTATGATGATGAAACCACCGCTGGCACTAGATCAGTTGCAGGCATTCAAGATGGTCAGCTAGTAACCTCTGGATGGAAACTATGCTTACCAAAAAACGTTGGAAAGGTAAACGCAACGACCAGTATCACTCAAGCTATAGCCGAAGCCCAATCAGGTTGGGACAAGAAGACAGAGAAAGAGTATTTCTCAGATATCAAGCTAATTGATACTTACGAGAAGTTCAAGCCCATGCTTGCAGGTGACTACACTAAGCGTCCTCAATCTTCTGGCTGGAGTCAACCTAAACTAGACGGAATCAGATGTATAGCAAATTCATCTGGATTGTGGACTAGAGCTGGCAAAGAAATTACTAGTTGTCCACACATTTGGGAATCAGTAAGGCCATTCATTGAAGCGAATCCTGGCATCGTCTTAGACGGCGAACTATATAACCACGAACTTAAAGAAGACTTTAACAAGATTACCAGTCTTGTGAGAAAGTTGAATGCGACTCCCGAAAGCATTGCTGAGTCTGCATCTCTTGTTCAGTACCACGTGTACGATTGCTACGTAGAAGATATGTTGTTTATCAACAGAATTAAACTAGCATACGGAGCGAAGAGTGATGTTGTAAAGATCGTTCAAACTGACTTTGCAGAAACGCAAGAACAATTGGATGAGTTCTATAGTTCTTACATGACAGATGGCTATGAAGGTCAGATGGTAAGAAACAATACTCCTTACGAGAATAAGAGAAGTAACAACCTCTTGAAGCGTAAAGAGTTTATCACTGAAGAATATCCAGTTGTATCCATGCTTGAAGGTCAAGGCAACTGGGCAGGCCATGTAAAGCATTTTGCTCTTACTCTGCCAAATGGAGCAACTTGTGGAGCTGGAGTTAGAGGCAAGCAAGAAGTCTTAAAAGAATTGTGGGAAGTTGGCGATACACCAACATGGGCTACATTGAGATACTTTGGTCTTACACCCGATGGTGTGCCAAGATTCCCAGTAGTCATCGACTATGGCTTCGGTGAAAGAAGCGACTAAAATACTTGACAAAATGTATCGGATCTGATACATTGTACATTATATGAAACAGATTGAGGTCTTATGAGTTTTTACACTTGCGTAAATCGCTATGGCAGTAACATCTTATTTCGTGGTTACACGGATGATGGTAAACGCATTCAAACGAAGATACCGTTCAAACCAACGATGTATCTTAAATCTTCGAAAAATGAGAGTGGTTGGAAATCGTTTGACGGTATTGCCGTTGATCCCATTCAACTTGAATCTATGTCTGAAGCTACAGAGTTTGTTAAGAAGTATGAACATGTAGATAATTTTAAAATATATGGTAACAATAATTTTGTTGCTCAGTTCATACAAGAGAAGTTTCCTGGTGTAATTGATTACGATCTCAAGCGTATTGAAGTTGGTAACATCGACATCGAGGTTGCATCTGATGATGGATTCCCAGAGCCAGATGAAGCCAAGCATCCTATTATCTCGATTGCATACAAAAGCAGTAAGTCTAAAGTGTATCACGTTTGGGGTCTTGGCGAATGGCGCCTAGAAGACTGTGAACTCAAGCTAGACGGATGTATGGTACAGTATCGTCTTTGTGAAAATGAAGAAGATTTGATTCTAAAGTTTCTAACATTCTGGCACGCAAACTGTCCTGATATCATCACTGGTTGGAACATTCGACTCTTTGATATTCCTTACATGATTAATCGAACTATACGTATACTTGGCGAGAAAGTTGCAAAACAGTTTTCTCCTTTCGGTATTACGAGATATAGAAAGATTGGTATCAAAGGCAAAGAGATGGACGCATATGAGATTTATGGTGTTCAGCAAGTCGATTACTTTGATCTGTTTCAAAAATTTGGTTACACGTACGGCAATCAAGCCTCTTATGCACTAGATCACATAGCGTCTGTGGTTCTCGGTGAGAAGAAACTTTCTTACTCTGAATATGGTTCTCTGCACGGACTCTATAAGCATAATCACCAGAAGTTTATCGACTACAATATTCGTGACGTTCAAGTCGTGGATAAGATCGATAAGCAAACTGGTTTGATGGACTTGGCTTTGATTGTGGCGTACAAGGGTGGCGTAAACTACAATGATGCGTTCGGCACTACTGGCATATGGGATTCTATCATATATCGGTATCTGAGTGATCGTAACATTGCAGTGCCACCCGCAACTCGTAAGCACAAAGATCCTTATCCTGGTGGTTATGTGAAAGAGCCTAAAGTCGGTATGACTGAGTGGGTAACATCTTTTGATTTAAACTCTCTGTATCCTAATCTGATTGTACAGTATAATATGTCGCCAGAAACTTTGGTCAAGGGTGACGATTTTACCGCAAGCGGAGTTGAGCATTATCTTAAGAATCCTGTGTCCGATGATCCTATTAAACGTGATCTATCTGTTGCCGCTAACGGTTCTATGTATCGTAAAGATGAGCGTGGTGTATTCCCTACAATCATTATAGGTCTATATGATGAGCGGGCTGAGATCAAGAAAGAAATGCTTAGACTTAAGCAAGAAAATGAGAATGCCAATTCTTCCGAACTTAAGAGAGAAATAAATAGACTAGAGAACACTCAGCAAGCGATTAAGATTTTGTTGAACTCTCTTTATGGCGCTCTAGGTAATCAGTACTTCAGATATTTTGAAATGCTTATTGCTGAAGGTATTACGCTATCTGGTCAACTATCGATCAAATGGGCAGAGCAAGCCATGAATAACGCAATGAACAATATTTTGAAAAGTGATAATGAAGACTATGTTATTGCAATGGATACTGATTCGTTGTATGTTAACATGGCACCTCTCGTAGAGGCTGTGAATCCTAAAGACCCAGTTAAGTTTATCGATCAAGCATGTGAACAAAAGCTTGTACCAATCTTAGAGAAAGCATATCATAATATGTTCGTAAATATGAATGCCTATGATAATCGAATGGTAATGGCACGTGAAGCTATTGCTGATAAAGGCATATGGATGGCAAAGAAAAGATATATACTTAACGTATTTAATAACGAGGGAGTACAATACGCTGAACCCAAACTAAAAATTATGGGCATTGAAGCAGTAAAATCTTCTACACCACAAGTGGTTCGTGACAAATTTGTAAAAGCATATAAGATTATGCTCAACTCTACTGAAACAGAACTTCAAGAGTTCGTGAAGAATTTCTATGAAGAGTTCAAATCTTTACCACCTGAAGACGTATCGTTTCCTCGTGGTGTTAGTGATATTGAGAAGTGGCAAGATAAGAATACCATATATAAGAAAGGTACTCCTATCCATGTCAGAGGCGCACTTCTCTTTAATCAACAGATCAAGAAGCATAGTTTGTCTGTAGAAGAAGTTAAGAATGGCAGTAAGGTAAAATTCTGTTACATGAAAATGCCTAATCCTCTGATGGAAAATGTGATATCTTTTCCGCAGTTTTTGCCTAAAGAGTTTGGTCTAGATAGTGATGTTGACTATGAAACTCAATTTAACAAAACGTTCAAAGAGCCGTTGAAGATGGTGTCTGATGCTATCAACTGGGAACTTGAACACATAAACTCATTGGAGGGATTTTTCTCATGACAGACGATTTATTTGATTTCGGCTTTACAGCCGTAGACGAACATGAACTGGAATCAGTTCGAAAGGCAAACGAGGAACACGAAGTTCTTGTAGAAAAGATTAAAAGTGTTGACACACGTGCAAAAACCCTGTATGATAACATCATACCACTACTGGATAACTTGAAAGCGAATCCAGAGAAAGACTATATTTATTGGCCGAATCGATATGAAAAGATCGATGCGTTTGCCGATAAGCTTTATAAAATTATGAATGGAGAATAGAATATGACATCGTTAATGGAAAGATTGGCTAAAAACTCAACGATCAAATCAACAGCACCTATTATGGACTCTAAAGTCTTTGGTAAGAAAGATATGGCACAAACATCAGTGCCTATGGTGAACGTTGCATTGTCTGGTCGATTAGATGGCGGACTAAGTCCAGGCTTGCTAATGTTAGCGGGTCCATCTAAACACTTTAAATCTGCATTTGCGTTGCTAATGGCAGCCGCACACCAGAAGAAGTATAAAGACAGTGTAATTCTGTTTTATGATTCAGAGTTCGGTACACCGCCTGAGTATTTTCAGTCTTTCGGTATTGATATGGATCGTGTTATTCACACACCTATCACAGACGTTGAACAATTGAAATTTGATATCACAAATCAGTTGAATGACTTAAACAAAGGCGACAATGTTTGTATTGTTATTGACTCAATTGGTAACCTTGCTTCTAAGAAAGAAGTAGATGATGCTATTGACGGTAAGTCTGTGGCTGATATGTCACGTGCAAAGCAGATGAAATCTTTGTTTCGAATTGTAACTCCTCATCTTAATCTGAAAGATATTCCTTTGATCTGTGTGAATCACACGTACAAAGAGATTGGTATGTTTCCTAAAGACATCGTGTCTGGCGGTACTGGTGCTTACTATTCTGCTGATGCTATTTGGATCATCGGACGTAGGCAAGAGAAAGAAGGTACTGAGATCAAGGGTTATCACTTTGTTATCAATATTGAGAAGTCTCGACATGTGCGTGAGAAGTCTCAGATACCAATTACCGTTACGTTTGATGGTGGTATCATGAAGTGGTCTGGACTACTTGAAGTAGCAGAGAAAGCTGGCTTTGTACATAAGCCAAAAGTTGGATGGTACGAAGCAGTCAATCCTGATACTGGTGAAGTCTTAACTGAGAAGTTAATGAGAGCAAAAGAGATCGTTGACAATAAAGATTTCTGGCTGATGATGTTTGAGAAAACTAGTCTTGCCAAACACATTGAAAACGTGTATACTATTGCCACTAGTGCGGGTCTCATCAATGATGACACTCAAGTTGAAATCGCTGACGAGGAGACAGTAGCGAATGATTGAAAACACCGTTCTTGCGGGACTCTTACATAATGAAGACTACATGCGTAGAGTTATACCATTTCTTAGTGAAGATTACTTCGGTGACTTTACTGAGAAAATGGTGTTTAAAACAATAACACAATATATCTCAGACTACAATAGTGTGCCAACAAAAAGCGCCTTAAAGATTGCTATTGATGAAAAAAGCAATATATCAGACGACCAGTACACTACTATAGTTGAGATGATTGAAGGTCTAGAGTACGATCCTAAAACTGACTTAGAGTGGATCGTAGATAAAACTGAGAAATTCTGCCAAGACAAAGCAGTCTTCAACGCTGTTCGTGAGTCCATTCTTGTGTTAGATGGTAATCACAACGACTTAGATAAGGGTTCTATTCCTGATCTATTGACTAAGGCGCTTGGTGTGTCTTTCGACCAGAACATTGGTCATGACTTTCTTGAGCAACCAGAAGATCGATATGACTTCTATCATACGAAAGAAGACAAAGTTTCGTTTGACTTAGATTTATTCAATAAGATCACTAAGGGTGGTTTGTCTCGTAAATCTCTGAGTATTGCTCTCGCAGGCACTGGTGTTGGTAAGACATTGTTTATGACTCACTGTGCGGCAGCCAATCATATGGACGGCAAAAACGTTCTATACATTACTATGGAAATGGCAGAAGAGAAGATTGCTGAACGTATT